GGACTTGCTACTGTTGATTCCGACACCGATCTTCTCCATAAATACCCTGTACTCGCGCGCGACCTTGGGATGACCAATCACAATGTCATCGCCGAGTATAGCATATAAGTCGAACCAACCTGTCACGCCGACTCGGCGCGCACAGAGTTGGACGATGCAATGATGGCAGATAGCCAACATCGCCCACGATGAGTAAGCACCCATAGGCTGGCCTACAGCATACTTCACAAAGCCTCGCCCTCCCTCACGCCCGGAACCAAACGTAGCGTTCCGTAGCGCAGGTGAGAGCTCAAACCAGCGAGCTGTCATAAACCAACTCCACGAGGCCCCTAACCGCAACGATGTCAATGCACCCAAAAGATGCTCTTGGAGCACTACAGGCAATCTATCCGTCGCCGCAGACAAATCGAACGAATACACCCTCGACAATCCTTTCTCTCGCATCACCTTAACCAATTTCTTGGCTGGGGCAATTTGATCGTAAAGACCATCTTGGGGTATCCGCGCGAGTATCTGTTTAAACAGATATAGGTGAAGCGGACGCAACAACCATTGCGTGAGGCTATCTACCATCGCGAAAACTCTTACTTTCCCAGGCTCCGACTTCGTCGCAAGCCGACCCAATACTGGCCCAGACCCTTCGGAGCTCACTGGTCCACTTATCTTAAGACGACGGACAATGCCGTCGCCTCCAACCCACGACTTCCCGGCGGCTCCGATGATGTTACCATCTTCGGCCGTCGCTAAGTTGTAGACAAATGGAGCATGATCACCCCTAACAAGGTGTTCCGACCCTGTCAGCTGACACAACTCTATGACTTTTCGCCACGTAGCTGTCTGGACGCGCCAAATGGCGCAATCCACAAAGAACCGGGAACTGTTAAAACAGTTTTCCGGATCGCCAGCGGTCCAGGCCCAGGCTGTATTGGGACCCGATTTCAATAACGGAACCATCACCGCCTTCAGCGTTGGGAAGAAACTAGACCCTTTTGGAGTCTTTCCCACCGGTAAAGGAGCTACTCCCCACAGAGTCCGCAACTCAAAAGCAAAAAGGTTTATGAAACCTTTCCACTCTTTCATCACTTGATCTGGGATTGCAACACCAGGAGTCACAATCGTTTTGACGGAATACTTTCCAGCAAAGGGAAGGACTCGATACAAAGTAAAGAGCCCTAACCAAAGCCGAATCGCACCCTTATCTCCACTTTTGATCCTCCTTCTGTGGTGGCCCGGAATCGATCTCGGAATTCCCGAGCGAGTTCGAGCAATCGCAGGACCTAAATCTTGGGGCACAGCGACATGATCTCCGGCGAGCCACTTCTCTAAGAGAAGTTTTTCACTTTTCAACCTTATCGCTGCACCCTTCCAACCTTGCCCCTGCTTCATC